CTATTCGCAGGAGGTGAGTCCACAGCCGCTACTGCACGGAGTGTTGAGTTTGATGGATCTAGTGATTATTTACATTCTGCTTCTAGTAGTGATTTGACGATGGGTACAGGTGATTTTACTGTTGAAGGTTGGATAAAATTTAAAGCAGTGCCATCAAACCATCAAGGTTTTTACCAAATATCTGATATAGCAGGGGGTTTAGATTCTCAGAACTATGGTCAAACGATAGGTGTTGGATATTGGGATACAAATGAACAGTGGAGGTTCTATGGGGCTGGTGTTGTTACTTCAGCTGCGGCTTCCAAAATAACTGCAGGTGTTTGGTATCATATCGCCCATGTAAGATCTTCAGGCGTTTCAAAATTATACGTTAATGGTACAGAAGTAGCATCAGTAGCTGATACATATGATTATGATGGTACTTATTTGGGTATAGGTTCCTATTATCAAGCATCCTTTTCTTCTAATGCTTATATCTCAAATTTCAGAGTAGTAAAAGGAACAGCAGTTTATACCTCATCATTTAGACCACCAACTGAGCCATTAACGAACATAACGAATACTAAGGTTTTATGTTGTAATAATAGTTCCACGACGGGTAAAACTGTTGGGCCAACACTTACAGCATCTGGAACACTTACAGCATCAAGTGATAGCCCCTTCGATGACCCTGCTGGTTTTAAATTTGGAGATAGTAAGGAAGAAATAATCAAGTGCGGTAGTTATACAGGCTCAGGTAGTAGCCAAGAAATTTATATTGGATTCGAGCCACAATGGCTATTAGTAAAAAACGCTAGTAGCTCTGCGTCTTGGATATTAACTGACTCTATGCGTGGTATAGGTACAGGCTCAATCGCTGATAAATTGTTATATGCAGATGATGCTAGTGGTGAAGATAGTTCAGACAGATTGGGATTAACCCCTACTGGATTTATAAATAATGCAAGTGGTACTGATTATAATGCAAATGGAGACACCTACGTCTACATAGCAATCCGCCGTCCTGATGGCTACGTTGGCAAACCTCACGAACTTGGTACGAATGTGTTTTTCCAAAATACAGCAGCTTCCTCGGGTGCGCCTAGTGTAAGAAGTTCTAATTTTGCTCCTGATTTTGCATTAATGAAGCAACCAGCAGCATCAGCAGATTGGATAGCAGGTAGTAGATTGCAAGGAACAGGTGTACTTTGTACAAACTCTACTGCTGCAGAAAGTACTAACACCTATTGGATGTGGGATTATATGAATGGTATGAACTCATATGCTTTAGACAATTCTAGTTGGCAAGGCTGGATGTGGAAACGCCACGCTGGTTTTGATGTGGTGACTTATAAAGGTACAAATCGTGCAGGTTTACCAATCCCTCATTCTCTTTCAAAAATTCCTGAGATGATTTGGATTAAAAATAGAGATGATGGTGGTGATAGATGGATGGTTTATCACAAAGGTTTAAATGGAGGAAGTAGCCCTGAAGACTATTACCTTGCTTTAAATGAAAATTGGGCTGAGTCAGATTATGATGGTATATGGAATGATACAGCACCTACATCAACTCATTTTACACTTGGCAATCATTCACAAGTTAATTCCGATGATGATGAGAACTACATAGCCATGCTCTTTGCCAGCGTTTCGGGAATTTCAGCCGTGGGTAGCTATAGTGGAAGTGCAGGTGCTGGTAACGCACAAGATATTGGATTCCAACCCAGATTTTTACTTATAAAACGTGCAAGTGATGGTACTAGTCCTTGGATGGTATTTGATACCACAAGAGGAATTAATAATTCTGGTGATGAAAAAGTCTTATATCTCAATGATGACGATTCACAAAGCACTATAGGAGACCATGACTATATCAGCATTAGTTCAGATGGATTTAGCTTTACTGATGGAAACGGCAACGTAAATACATCAGGTTCTAAGTACATATACTACGCCCACGCCTAGATGGAAATCCCATCCATCAATTTAGGTAGAGGTAAACTTCCAAGTGCTCTAGATATGCCTAGCATCCCTCTAAAGCAACCAACAGCAGAAATGCCAATATTCCCACCCATTGTCATCCCTCCTGGTAACTTGGAAGCACCAGCTGGAGTAACGCTTGAGGAAGCACCAGCAGAAAAAGAAGAAGAAGAAACAGCAACAACTGAACAACCTACACTTCGAGTACCTGTTGTAAAAATAGATCTACCATTACCTAGCGCAGAAGTCGTAGCTACTGCTACCTATGCAGCTGTTGCAGCTGTAGCCACTACCACCTTAGCTACTCCTTTATTTGACAAACTAAAGAAACAAATCCAAAAGTTCTTACAGAAAAAAGTTGATAAATGGAAGGAAAACCGCCAGAAGAAAAAAAAGGACTCCTCGGAAAGCTGAAAGATGCAGCAGAGGATCAAGAACATCAAATCCAGATCCTCGGGACATTCGTCAGACTTGGCGTTGTAGTGTGGTCAGGGTTTATAATAACTATGAATTATGTTGAGATACCTATGGTTAAGAAATCTGGTAACTCAGATATCACGTTCGTTGCCAGTGTATTTACTGGAGCACTTGCGACTTTCGGCTTGACCACTGGTAATAACAATAAAAACAAAGGTCCAGTAAATTGTCCTATGGCTAAGAAAAAGGAAGAATGAAGAAATGGCTTTTACTCTTCCTACTGGCATCACCCACGGTAGTAAGAGCAGAATTAGTTCAACCCAACTTCACCCAAGGGTCGATGAACAGTACAACAACGACAACTCAAGAAATAACAGAAGAAATCACAACTACAACCTATGGAGCAGCGTTAAACAAATGGTCTGGGGACAACATAACCCATTCATCAGCCAGCTCTGGGGGAATAGTAGACAGCGATTCAATCTTCAATATGACAACAGCTGGTTCCGACTTCTCACTAGAGGTCGTGACACGAGCAGCGAGTCAGGTAATAGAACTAACAGAGATAGAAAGAACTATCGAAACGGACTCTACTACTGTCTCCTTGTCAGTCTTCTCTCAGTAGCTCCTGTCAGAGCTGAAGGTGAAACAAATAACACCTCAAATCCCGTTGCAGCAGCGACTGGAAATGTAACGAATCAAGCGGTTCAATTCCAGAATAATGGTGCTCCTTCAAGGCAGCACTATGGTTCTGGAGTGTCCTGTAATGGAGCTACAATGACGTTCAGCCCCTTTTATATGGGTAATCATACAGTTCCATTTGATGAAAATATGAACCAAAGAACCTATACAATAGCTGAAAACTGGGGAGGACAGATTAATTTTATGTTCCCTTTAGATGTATCAGGTTTGCGTCAGTGCAGGCGTAACGCTAAACGCACTGAAGAGAAAATGCGACTTGATTATGAGCTTACTCGTATGTTAAGATGTGCTGAACTCCAACGAAAAGGTTTCATGTTAGCTGAAGGTTCTCGTGTATATACTATGTGTAATGATGTAGTACCTATTGTTGCATATGAAAAAAAGAAAGAAGCTGCAGTAAAAGAACACTTAGAAACTAATTGTACACAAATTCCAAAAGATAAATTTAAACCATGGCAGAAACAGAAGTATCAGTGTCCGAAGACACCACAGAAACAGAAATAGAAGTTAAACCTGAAGCTAAGGTTCCTGGTAAAGAATCAGTTAAAGCTACAAGAGGTACACTTGATAAACGTTAACACACATTATAATGAAAATTAAATTAGCAATATTAGCTGCCCTTGTAATTGCTGGTGGTTATGGAGCACATAAGTATAATCAGTTTAGGAATTCACCTACTGGTAAAGTTATAGAACAGCTTCAAGAAAGTAAAGAACTAATTGAAAAGTTCAAAAATCCAACAGAAACCCTATCTATCCCATTTAAAAAATGATCCTAATTATCAAGCCCATCCTTTTCGCCTTCTTGAAATCAGATGCAGTTAAGAACTTAGTAATAGATTTACTAACAGCTTATGTTGCTAGAACTGATAATAAATTAGATGATCAGGCATTAGAAATTGTCAAAAAGAAACTATTAACTTAATACTATGGTAGCCGGAATTAACAACGCATCAAACTCTCCTCAAAATAAAAAGAAAACTACAGATGTAGCATGGTCTCCTGCACCTCCTAAGCAAAATAAAGGAGATACCCCAGGAGTTGGACTGTATATACTAAAGAAACAGTATACAAACTACCGAGTTGGTGGTGGTGATAAATCTTTTGAAGAGTGGAGAAAAGGAAAATAACTAATACAGTACCTTTCTGGCCTCGTTATAAAAGACCTGACTTAGAAAGAGACAAGTATGGTCCCTTACCTAATCCTAAAATATAATGGCTAATAAAATTGTACCTGGACCACGAGATCATAAATATGGAGAAGGTCCACATATTGATTCTAATAATATAAGACCTTTTAAAAGAGTAAAAAAGAAAACCAATAGGCAAAAGTTAGCAGCAGCTAATAATATTAGAAGTTTAACTGATTCAGGGTTTGGTTTAAATATTCCTCTTTCAGATTGGAAAGATATACCATCAGGAATTAAAAATGATCCTGATTTTATCAAACTACGCTTAAAAAGACTAAAAGCTAAAAAGAATGGCAAAAGCAAAGGAAGAAAAGTTTGATGAGTTACATAACCTTGTCACTAACGAATTCCTTAAACGGGTTCGTAGTGGTGAGGCTACTACTCAAGACTTAAAAGCAGCCTGTGATTGGCTTAAGACTAATGACATAACAGGTGTTGCTTATGAGGGCAGCCCTATGGATAAACTAAACAGAATCCTCCCTAAAGTAGATCCTGAACTAGTACAACGGAGGTTATATGGCTCCAAGACGGGCTAAGAACCCAGGTAAGACTTCTAGATACTACCAATCTAAGAAAGGTAGAAAGTCTTACGCTAAACAAAAGAAGAAACAAAAGAAGATTAATAGTACTGCAGCTAAGAGACAGTATCGTAAATTGTTGTCTCGTAGACGTAGGAAGCTAGGTATTATGGGTAAAGGTGGTAAGGATGTATCTCATAAGGGTAATAGACTTACACTAGAAATACCTAAGAAGAACCGCGCCAGAGGTGGTGCTAAGAGGAAGTAATTATGGGACCATTAGATTTAGCAGATATAGAAGAATTAAAGGTTAAGCAAGGTCAACAAAGAGATAAAGTTGAAAATGCCCCTAAAGATAAAGCTATTAAAGCTACAGATAAAGCTCACAAAGCTGGTAATATTACAGATAAAGAGCATATAGAGAATCTAAAGAATGCTCCTACTTTAATGGAATCAATAATAAATAATATATATAAGGTTAAAGATTTTGCAGTTGATTCTGTAGAAGATGCTAAAGAATTCCAACCTTGGTGGGATGTTGGTGGTAATATTGGAGCATTAGGTGTTAGAGCTATTGATGCAACTATACCAAGAACTCCACAAGAATTACAAGCTGAATTAGTAGAACTTAAAGCAGCAGGAGCTGCATATCCTGCTTTAAAATTAGCAAAAGAAATACCTATAGTTAAAAAAGGTTTAGGTAAACTTGATGAAGCTACAATTGCTTTTAGAACTAATTTATATAATAATATTCACGCATCAATATTTAAAGTAGATCAGGTACTTCCAGATGGTACTATAGTTAAGAAAGGTACTCAACCTTTAAATATTGAAGGATCAGGTGTAGGTAAAACTACTCCAGGTAGATACTTAGAAAAAATATCTAAAGATAAACCGATAAGTTCAGGTCGTCAGCCTGGGGATTATACTGTTTCAGAGCTAGAGTCAGCAATTAGAGGTCCAGGTAAAGAAGCATATAAACCTTATCTACGTAATCAAGTTGAAAAGATTGACTTAAATTTAGGTAAGAAACTTCAGAAAAAGTATGGTGGTACTGATGAAGATGTAAAATCTTTTATAAGAAAACAAGTAAATGCAGAAATAGAAGTTAGAGAAGCTTTATCTCAATTAAATAGCAAACAGAGAGATTTTCAAATTGGTCAATTAAATGTAGATAATATGACAGCAAAAGAAATAGAAGAAGCTGTTAAAAAACTTAGTAAAACTACATTCTATGAACTAGGGCATATACGAAGTGCTAAAAATGTATTTAGATATGAAGACCTTATGGGAGCTAATAGAGCTAGTAATATGTTTCCAGAGATAGCTGAGAATGTTATAGATTATAGTAGAACAACCGGAAATCCTATTAAAACAGTACAAGGTAATAGAGGTAGACAAGCAAGAACTGATATACCTGATGATATACTAACAATGACTGGTACTTCACGTACTATTGATGAAGAGTATTTAAAATTTATTAATCCAGAATTAGAAAATGTTTTAACTGATCTTATACCACCACAACACCAAGATAGATTATTTAAAATAGTAGAAGAAGGTTGGAAAAGGTTTTCTTCTGCTGGATATCCTGATTTTGCAGAATTCCTTGATGAAGTTCATGGAATAAAATACTATAAATACAATAAATTACCACAAGCTAAAAAGAATTCTTTACGTGTTGAATTTAATAAACAAAAAGAACCAGTTATTGGTAAACAACAATTAGATCAATTCAAACCATTTGTTAGAAGAATAGTTGATGAATATATTGGCTCTATACAAGCTGGGAAAGATTTACAAAAATATACTGAAAAAGGTTTAGCTTCTGTTGATATGGATCAACTTATGAAAATGTTACAAATTAAATAAACTATGGCAAAACAAAAAATGATCTCTCATGCAGAGATCGATCAGTCTTTACATTTCGCAAAGCTTGATAACATAATAGCTAAGAATAGAAAGAAAAATGGTAAATTAAGAAACATAACTATAGAAGATGGTTCGGAAAGATTAAAAACAAACGCATCTGACATAATTTAATGAACACACTTGAATCTCTTCAGTCAGACTTCAAGCTATTCCTACAAGCTTTATGGGATCAACTCGGTTTACCTTCACCTACCCGTGCTCAATATGCAATCGCAGACTATCTTCAGTATGGCCCTAAGCGTCTTCAAATACAAGCTTTCCGTGGCGTTGGAAAGTCGTGGATCACAGGAGCCTTCGTCCTCTGGACTCTCTTTAACGATCCAGAAAGAAAAATTATGATCATATCTGCCTCCAAAGAGAGAGCAGATAACATGTCAATCTTCTTACAAAAACTAATTATTGAAACCCCATGGCTCAGTCATCTCAGACCGAAATCAGACGATTCACGTTGGAGTCGCATCA